TTTTCATTTTTCGCGGGTATAAAAAATCGATGGGGCTGGCAGTCCAGAAGACGTCAGGGTACAGAGATTTGACCCGCCCCTCCCTGTGCATAAGCACAATAAGTAACCGAAGGCGGAATTCCGCCCTCGGTACTCACATATGAGAAACGATATTTCTTCCACCGATCCCCTGTATTTGGGTATCGCAAGTAAGCCCCAAAATCTGGGTGTTACTCTTACTACCCAAACTACGGGTAGTTTCCGTAGTTTCATAGTCGAGTTGCAGATCTGCAACTCGCCATCAGTCAGGGAAATTTTGTAATTTCACGGGGGTTAAAATTCGAAGAGGCGGGCACTCCAAGAGATAAGAGACGGTAGGGATTTTGCTCCCCCTCCTGAATGCAATTTTTCGTATATATATACAAAACAGTGCGGGTTATGCGGGTTAGCGGGTTATCTTCGCGTGCTAAGTATTTTTTATTATTTAATATCAATGCGTTGAAAAATGACATGTTCAAATGTTAGCCAAATCGTAACCCGCAAGTCATTCAAAATAACCCGCAACCTCTCCCAAATAACCCGCAAACACATCAGGAAAGTGGGGCCAGTGATGCCACCGATCCCCTTTATTTGGGTATCGCAAGTAAGCCCCAAAATCTGGGTGTTACTCTTACTACCCAAACTACGGGTAGTTTCCGTAGTTTCATGGTCGAGTTGCAAATCTGCAACTCACCCACCAGCCAACCCATTTTTGGGCCGTCGGGAATATCAACAAGTTAGCACAGAAATAACTCAGGCAGATACAAAACTCAATTTTGAGGTTTGCTTATTATTCAGTTGGTTAACATCCCTCAAAACTGAGGACTGTACCCAAAGCTATTCTTATAGCTCCGGCCTCAGCCGTTGGCTGTTCCTGAAAATATCAGTCAGTTACGTTAACCGCTAATTTCTGCCTTTGGTGTGAATACTGTCGCTTTAACCTACGGTAATTGTTCTGCCTCGGTGCGTGTCACCGCCGTAACCGCGCCAGTAAAACCCACAGATTCGTGGTTTTCCTGAATATCAGGAATCTACCGCCGCAACCGTTCCGGCTTCTTCCACTGGTAAGTATTTTTCGCGCTCTCCCTCCGTTGTTGAGAACGGCGACGGTATGCCAGCAACTCAAGGACTCTGGTTCGTATGTTGCGCATATCCACGCCGTTAAGCTCAATACCGTCACGGCGCATCACCTTAGCCACCACACACGCGTAATTTTCAGCGGTGACGGTATCCGGCTGCTTGGCCTCCGGTTTGCCTGTTGCCTGGCAGACTCCGGTAACGCAGCGAATTATTTTTCGTAGATCGGTTTCAGTCATTCTCGTCATACCCCATCAAATGCCGCTAGTCGCTCTTTCTGGCTGTCGCTCATATCAAATGCAAATTCCTCATGCTCAGCCTGGAATGTGCCAAACGCCATCAGCGCCGCAACGCTCGGGTCTATCTTGTTGGATGATTTTTTCTTGTTCGGCTTGATATTGGCGTTCGCGTCACTCTGCATCACAACATTACTCATTGACCAGGCCAGCACCGGATCACCACGATGCACAATCACCTTCCGGTTAACAAAAACTTCGAACGATTTCGCAGCCGGACTGAAACGAAGGTATGTTTGCGGGAACGGCTCCACCTCAAATCCTGCGCCCTGTAGCTGCGTCCTCAGGTGCGTGGCGTTCCATGTATCGAAGCCCACCAGCCTGATATTGAAATTCTCTGCATCCGCCATGATGTCATCACGGATACGGTCATAATCAATGCAGTCACCCGGTGTTGTGCGTATCCAGCCCGCCTTTGCCCACTGGCGATAGATGGCGCGGTTTTTATTGGCGGGGTTCTGTAGCTGAAATTCCGGCAGATAGTGACGAGAAACCAGCATAATGGTTTTACCAACCGGAAAGGCATAGCACACGCTGGAGATGTCGCTTGTGGATGATAAATCAAGCCCCGCGTAACACTCCTGACCGTGTAAATCTTCCTCCGTGAACGTTCCGGCGCACTCAGCCCATGCACCGTTACCCATCCACGGCGTAGCCCCCTGACACCAGATATTGAATCGCTTGGTGAGCATTTCCACCCACTGCGACGGAATACCCCGCGCTTTCTGGATGGTTGAGGCCAGTTTTTCACGATCTACGGAAACATCGATATTGGGATTCGCCTTTATCCACATCGCCGGATCGTCAACCTCGCTTTCATCATCCAGCTCATAAATCAGAACGAACATGGATTCGTTCACCTCTTCACCATCCAGTATCTGGCAGCAATAGTCGTAGTGTTGTTTACAGGCTGAAACAACGTTGCTCCCCGATGTGGTGATGGCAAATAACAGCCCCTCCGGGCGTGCCCCCATTCCCAGTTCAAGCGCGGAATAAACCCCGTTGTCAGGGTGCAGGTGATATTCATCCACAATGGCAAGACTCGGGTTTGTACCTTCAATGGTTGCTGCTTTTGCTGCCAGTGGCTTTAACAGACTGTTGGTTTTCGGGTGTATCACCTTGTGTGCCTGAATATTTACCCGCTTTCGTAACGGTCGGGATAAAAGGCACATCTGACGCGCATCATCAAACACGATCCGCGCCTGATCACGACTCACGGCGGCGGTGTAAATATCCTGCTGCCCGTTTTCCATAACCAGAAACCAGTTAGCCAGGATAGCGGCGACCGTGGATTTGGCATTTTTTCGCGGTACTTCAATGAATGCGCTGGTGTATTTGCGCCGTCCGGTGGCCTTAACCTTAAAGCCCAGGATGCACGCAAAGGCGAACTGCTGCCACGGCTCCAGCTCAATGGGGCTACCGCGCATTGCGCCTTTTACGTGCGGACACACCCTGGAAAAGGCAATAAACCGCTCCACGACCTCCGGATCGAACGTGTAAAGGGGGTTTTCAAGGTCAGAAAAATACCGTTTAACGGCCTGTTTCAGTCGTTTACAGGCAGTAATTTTGCCGTTTTTTACGCCTTCTGCGTACTCATGCCAGGCGGTCAAGCTCGTCCTCTTCCTCTGTTTCCGGTGGATTTCTGCGGCGGCTTACCGGGTCAAAACCCAGCAAAGAAGCCATTTTGATCATTATTCTTTCTGCGTCAGCCTTTGCGCTCAGGGCGGGGTTTCTGCTCTCGCTGCCCTGACTGTTAACAATGCTGAACCCGCGCGTCGCAAGGTCTTCGACGGCTTTGCGGTATATGGAGTAGTTAACACAATACAGTTCCAGATTGCTCCAGTCGGCGGGGGTAAGGTCTTCCCGCCCGGAAAGCTGGCGCGATTTTTCCTTCCACTGCCTGACCGCGATTTCATCCAGGTAAGCGGGGGCTTTTGGTGGTCTTGCCATGTTCTTTTTTCGCCCAATTATTTTCAAAAAAATTCCCGTGCACAAAAATTTGAGGGGGCGGTCGGTGTCCGGTAGGGACGGTTTCGTCCTGAAAACCACCCCCACCCCCTCTGACGGCCTCACCAGCGATTGCGAAAACATTCCATGACCTCGCGGTCACGGTCGGTTAATCGCTTCGCTGTGGTGCGTTTTGTGCGCCCTGTCCTGTTGGCTTTGTGCTCTGTCTCCTGTGTCTTCCATGTGTCACGCTGCCTTATCAGTCCACGTATCAGCCTGGTTTGCTCCTGTTCAGTCATCATCGCCATACATCCAGTCGTTACGGTGTGCCGCCCGTTCTTCCTGCTCGCGATACATGCCCGCTTTACGGTTTGCTTTCGTGGCTGGATCTTCCCGTGTCGTCTTACGGTTGTGGCACGTCTGGCACAATGCCTGGTGATTCCACTCAGGCCAGAAGAGAACATCACCGCCGCCATTGATGGGAATGATGTGATCCACCACAAGAGCTGGTGTATAAATACCCTTAGCCAGACAACGCACGCATAACGGTTTTTTGCTCAGGTACAGGGCGCGGTATTTGTCCCACTGTCGGGAATACCCACGTGCGCGGCGGTGTCCCCGTCTGGCATCCTCTGCACGCCATGCAGCCCGCCTGTGCTCTTCACACTTGCCGGACTTCACGCGCTTATTACAGCCCGGCTCAGTGCATCGCCTTAATGGTTGCCACGGCATCAGTACACCCCCACATCACGATAAACCGACCAGAGCGCAGAAATAGCCATAGGCAGTTCCGAGTGCTCAACTGGTGAAACCGCTTCCCGGTTCTCGTACAGGAAAGCGATGTACATCAGGCAACCAACACGTATTGCCGGGGTAAATTCCAGGCCGTCTTCAAAACGTTTCCCGATATGCTTCTGGCAGGCTTCCAGCGCCGCATCGGTATATATTTGCAGAAGTTCAACCTCACCATAAAAATCATCATCAAGGCGAAGATGGGCCATTACTTCATTAAGCGTAATTCTGGATTCACTCATCTTTTTCACCTTTAATTTCCACAGTCTGCTTCCATGCCTGGCTGAACTCGTCACCACCTTCACGCGGCGGCATACCCTCACGCTCACGGGCTTCGTTCGGATTCATGATCCCGTTCTTAATCCCTTTCTCATACGTGGCATAACGTTCGGTGGGTGTGGCGCGTAATAAATCGGCTGAATCAAACTCAACCAGATAACGGGTACCAGGTACGGGAGAAGCCACCAGCAAAGCGGCCTTGATTTGCTGTTCGAAGTTCGCCAGCCATGGGCGCATTGTCATGGTCAGAAACGCGCGGCTTGCCTCGCTGAAATTGCTGTAGGTGCTGTTGCTGTATTCCTGCAGAAAAATAGGCGATACGTTGAACATGCGGGCGATGTCTTCAATGGAGAAGCGACGGGAGGCCAGCCATTCCGCATCCTGGTTACTCATTCCCAGTTGCTTGTAATCCATGCCCCCTTCAAGGATTGGCGTTTTTCCGGCATTTTTCGCCCCCTTGTAGCGTTCCAGAGCATCTAATGCCTGTTTACCTTTCACGCCGTCCAGCCATTCGCCTGACGTGATAATCCCTGCCGCCATCATGCCATCTTTCATAATGCTGGCTCCGTGGCGCTGTTGAGCAAGGCCAAGCCCAAGCGCCTCACGGCAAATCGTGACAGGGGAGCGCCCCAGAAAGCCATCATCCGAGGCATAGCGGAGATGCAGAACTTCTTCCTGTAAATACGTGCGCACCGTTCCTGTATAGGGTTCGGTGATGGTATAGCGGTATTTGTGTGCGCCTGTGCGTTCCGGTACAACACACCCCGGCGCATAAGGATGAAGTGATTTTGGCTGCCCGTCCTGCCCCCACTCAATAACCGCATAGGCGTTA